GCGCGTCCAAGTGCGGACGTGAAACCATTTTCAACAAATGACGTTTTATTGATGTAAGAACTATCGCGGTATTCTTGCGAATGCGCCGACGCTTTTTCCGCGCCGTTGTCATCTACAATTGTGACTTTGAAAATTCCTTCTTTTTCGTCTATTGAAACAACAGATTCAACAATTGACCAACCTTTAAATTGTGGTTGATTATTAAAGTGAATCAATCGTTCATTGACGGGAATGTATTCTTTCCCCTTGATGTTGATTTTCTTCATTGTTTAAAAATATAAGACGGTCAAATCCCGCATTGACCAATTTGTTCATTTCATTAATCGTAATCGAACCGGGATTTTCGACACGACTTTTTAAAGTTGGCATTGTACAATCAAGGATTTTGCACACGTCAAAACGTTTCAGTTCCAACCGTTGCAATTCTTGTTTGAAATGCCATTCAAAGATTCCATTCATATTTTCAAAATTTTGAATGATAGTGTTTAATTTTTGAAAAACCAATTCTTGGCTTTCATGCCAATTTTCGGATTGCGTTTTTGCGTTCCTAATTGTTGACAACACTTCGGCAATTTCGTTTCGCGAAAGTGTGATTGTGATTTCTTTTTTGTTCATAATCAAAGCGAATTTACAAAAATTATTTTTAAATAAAAAAATTTATTTTAAAAAAAACCCCCGCATTCAAAATGAAATTGGGGGTCAGCAAACAAGGGAAGGGACGTTTATTTCCTTGAAGTTTCTTTGAACGTGCTTGAAACGTCGTCGTCTTGATTTGGAACGTGCATAACAACCGAAACGGTGTTTGCCTTGACGTTGTATTCCATTGAATCAATCATACATGAAACGGGTTCGTGTGTTGGATATTCGTTTGACACCGGAAGTTTGACGGCATTAAATTCAGAAAACGCAAAAACGTCGCCGCTTGAATAGGTGATATTTGTATCAACTTCATAATAACTTAAAGGAAAACCCAAAACAACGTTGGTGATTTGAATTGGTGTTGTGATTGAATCGTTTGTGACATACCAACCCTCTTTGTCATTAAATATGTCAACATTGCTTACATATATTTTATCGGTGTTTGTTCCGGCTTGATTTGTTGTAACAAACTTTTTTGCAAAGTTTACCCAAATTTTGTTTTTTGGTGATACGGGCGTTTTGTTATTATTGTAGAACGTTCCTTCATATCTTGAAACGTGCGAACGGTAGTCGTTCATTTTTTGTTGTGTGATTGTATCTTGCGCCGTTGGTGTTTGACTTGAACCCTTGTCGCGCGCCCTGACTAAATCGTATGTTTTTTTATGCGGAACGTATTCGGATTCCAATTTGTTTGAATTGACCGTTCTTTCGCGCGTTGAAACTAAATTGTCCGACAATGTACGTTCAAACCCAAATGTCACGTCGTCTAAATATAAATAAGAAAACGAAGTCCCGCTTGCTTTATATGGAAGTCCGATTCGAACTCTCATTGACGCGTCCGGACGATAAGTTGCAAAAGATTTTATGTCAGCTGAAAAACTTGAAAATGTGTTTGCATCTTCAATGGTTTCGACGTTTGTGACCGGTGCGGATTCCCAACCTTGTGTTTCAACATTAAAATAGTCAGTTCTTGGAATTGTGTTCACTTCGTATGTGATTGAAACTTGATACAAAATTGCAAATGGAAGTGCGCTTGACGAAAGTATGCCGTCTAAATAATAGTTGAAATCCAATTTTATTTTTGTGTTTGCCGCCCAATCTCTGTCACCCGTTCCGGTTGACAACATTTGTGAAAACGTTGAAGTGTTTCCAACGCTTAAATTTGTTCGTGCTGATTGCTTTCCACTAATTAAATAAGGATATTCACCTATTGAAGCACGCCCCGAAGTTATTGTCCAAGCCGATGTTGGCAATTCAAATGTCGGGTCACTAATCAATGAATTCAATTGTAAATTATATGCTGAAAAATTTTCGGTGTTCTCAACTATTCTTGCCGGCGGAATATATTCAACAACAAGGTCATTTCCCAAAGGTGTCAAATCGGTTTTTGTTTCAAGGAAAATGTCTTCAGTTGTTGAAGAAGTGAAACTTCCTGAGGTATTGTAAATTCTGAATTCGGGTGATTCCGATTTGTTTTGTTGCAACATTTTTGTTTCGGCATCGCGAATGTTTGACGAAATTGTCCCGTCGGCTTGGTCGTCAAAAAAATCATGGTCAATATATTCGGAATTTGATATAATATACCAACGCCCTTGCGCCTGAAAAATACGCGCATTAAAACCGCGCAAAGTATTTTCAATAAATGTTTTGCAATCAATTATTTGCAATTCGTCATCATATTTAGGAAAACCATTTCCGCCGTTTTGAAGTTCAACTTGATTGTTTGATAAATCCGAAAAAAGATTCAATGAAATGTAAACATTCAAACCAAGGTTTGTTTTTGAAATTGAGTCTTGAATTAAATTTTGCGCAATTGTTCTTGAAGGTTCACTTGATGTAAATTTCAGCAAATCGGTGTCGCGTATTTCCATGAATTGAGTTGACAAAAGTCCAATCCCGTCATGTGCTTGCAAACTGATTTGATACGGCGGTGATGCCATTGCTTGCTTGTATGAATCGGTCACAATGAACCCCGCCCAATAAAGTTGATAATTGTTTGACGCGTCTTTGTAATATATTTTGACTTGAAATTCTTCTTCATCAAATGCGTAAAAATTTTCGTATTGAACCTCGTCGGTAACAAATAAATTCAACGTACAAGTCGAACCAATTATTGGCGAATAAAAGTCGTCGTCGCCTTCCCACTTAATTGAAACCGGGTCGGCAGTTCCAACTAATGGCAACACTGAACCGGAATAGTTGTCTTTAAGGATTTCAATTTTTTTCCCGTTTCCCAAAACGTCGGAAAATTCAAGTCTATATTTTACCCCGTATGCCATTTGTTTTATTTAATACGTCCACGATTTGTTTCAGCGCGTTGCAATGCAACGACAAGGTCTTGACCACGCAATTGGAATGAACCGCCAACGTCAACTTGTTGTGCGCCCCTTGGTTGAATCATTGATGTCAATTTATTAAGCGGTGCAACAACTTCAGGATTTTGACGCGCACCGGTATATTCACCAAACATTCCAAGGGTTGGCGTTGATACAATACCACCGTCGGCAAACTTTGGAATCTTTTTGAACGCCCCACCAATCGCAGCGGTTGCCCCGGCAATAAGTGCCGGAAGTACAAACGCGCCAACGGGACCCGCAGCGGCGGCGGTTTTTGCCGCTGACGAAACACCGAATGACATTGATTCGGCTAAATTCACCGCAATAAATTGCATTGCGTTTGTAATGAATGACGAAAGGAATGCACCGAACGCATTGTCAGCAAGTCCAAGGGATTGAACAATTGATTGTCCCATTGCGCCAAATGCGTCTTGCACGCCTTGTCCCATTAAATCGGAAACGGCTTTCATTTGATTCATTTTTGCAACTGTTGCGTCAATACCTTGATGCAATGCGTCATAATCAACCGAATCGTCAATGAATTCAATTGTTTCAGGGTCAACAATTCCGCTATCAACCGCGCCAAAAGTGCTTGCAAATGTTGGGTCGGCGTCACCCCCACCGGTTGTTGCAGTCGTTCCGCCCGTTGTGCTTGCGGCAATACCGCCGGCAAAGATTCCGGAAACTTTTTCTTTGATTGACGAAACAACATTGTCAATTCCTTGTTGCAACCCTTCTTCAGTCACGTTCGCAATCTTTTGCGGACGCATAGATTTTTCAAATGCTTCAGTAAAGTTGTCAGCACCCGCGGTTCCAATGTCAGCAAACACGTCTTTGACATTTCCCGCCGTTTCCGTAACGCCTTCAACAAGGGCGTCACTAATTCCCGCAAGTCCCTCTTTTATCATGCTTGGACTTAATGAAAAAGCACCCTGAACAATCTTTGCAATGTTTGAAAAAAGTCCCGAAATAAAATTTCCGGCAATTTTGAATTGATTGATTAAGCCGTTTACAAGCGCAACACCGGCGTCAAAAATTGTTTTAAATAATGCGACAAACCCCTCAATGATTAAACGAAACGCCAATGATTCATTGTAAAGGTCAATAAAATAGTTTGCAACGTCAACAAGTCCCTTTTTTACCGCGCCCCAATTTTGAACAACAATTGTTGCGATTGCACCAAGTGCGGCAACAACAAGTCCGGCGGGCGTCAATATCGCGCCAAGTGCCGTTGCCAATGCACCCGCAACGCTTAAAATTGCCGGAAGTGCCGCGGCAATTGCAGTAAGTCCCAAAACCAAACTTTGTGTTTGTGGACTTAGGTTCATAAAAGATTGAATCAATCCTTGAATGAAACTTGTGAATTTTTGAATGTGTGGCAATACCGCCGACAATAAAGTTCCGCCGACTTCGGTCAATGAATTACGAACGCCGTTCAATGCTTTTTGCAATTGGAATGACGCGGATTGTGATGTTGCTTCAAATGCGTTTGCCGTTGCGCCCTGAACGTTGTTCATTTCCGCAAAAATTTCACGCGTTGAATCAACGCCCGCACCCAATAAATCCATGACCCCGGACAATGCACGAACGTTTCCAAACACCTTTGCGGCGGCTTGGTCATTGCCTTCAAAGTTTGTTTTTAAAATTTCAAGGGTTGCCAAAAGTCCGTCTTCTTTCAAAGATTGACGAAGTCCCGCCGACGACAATCCCATTCCGGAAAGCGCGTCTTCAGCGTCTTTTGTTGGCTTCAATAAACCGTTAAGGATTCCACGCAATTGTGTTGATGCAACCGCGGCGTTCGTACCCGTTCGGGACATTGCCGCAAATGCCGCACCCACTTCGTTGAATGAAACGCCCATGTTTGATGCAATTGGCAAAACCGAACCCATTGCGCCGGCAAGTTCACTTGATTCAAGTTTACCTTCACGAACGGCGGCAACCAAAACGTCGGTTGCGTCCGATGCCCCCAAAGTGTCCGAACCATATGCGTTCATTGCGGACGTTGCAAGGTCGGCAACAGTTGCGGTGTCACCAAGTCCAACCGCGGCGGCTTGCAAAGATGCGTCCAAAACGTTCATCGCCTCGGAACCTTCCAAACCGGCGGACGTAATAAAAAACAATGCATCGGCGGCTTCACTTGCTGACCGCCCGGTGTCGGTTGCCATTTGTTTGGCGGTGTCCCCCATTTTGGCAACTTCTTCACCCGCAATTCCAACAAGCGATTCAATCTTTGTCATTGACTTGTCAAAGTCAACCGCAAGTTTAATCGATGCGCCCCCAACCAATGTCAACGGCATTGTCAAATTCCTTGAAATCTTTGACCCTATTGCTTGCGCCTTTGAACCAAAATTCTTCAAACGTGCGCTTGTTTTATTAAGTGCCGAATTCAGTTGCGACGCGTCGCCCGTCAATACTACTTTCAAGGTGTTTGCCATGGATAAGTTTTCAACAAAAATACAAAATAAAAAAAGGACATTATTGCCCTTTTTCTTTTTTCAGTTTTTCAACCCGTTTCAAAAATTCCATTGCTTGTTTCGGGTCTGACTTAGGTTTGCCACGTTCCAAATAAACGTCTTGTGGCAACGGAAAAAGTTTGTCCGGGGTTATCATTTGCGCCCGTTTATTGCAATTGGTATTGAACAACATTGTTGAAATGTAACGCGTTCGTTCCCATTCCAAATTTTGTTTGATGTTGTGCGCTTCACCAAGCAATTGATTTTCTGACCATGTATATTGCCAAAACTCATTTGGCGAAATCCCGACTTGACCAATATAGTAGTCAAGCAAATGGTTCCAAGTCAGCCGGGTTCTTACTTTCCCGCCTTAGTCGATTTTGTGACGTTGCGTTTTATGCCGGCGTTCAAATCATTTCCAAGGATTTTTGATTCGGTCATTGCTTCAACAATTTTTTCAAGTTCGGTTGCGTCAAGGTCTTCAAGCCATGCGCCAACGGTAAAAATTGTGAAATCAATTTCGTTTCCTTGTTCTTGTTCATTTGCCAACAAAGCGGAATAAACAAGGGCGCGAATCGCTGAAATTGATACGCCCCCTTGGAAAACATTTCCGATTTGTTCAATAGGCAAATCCATTTCGTCGGTGAAATTTGCCCAAAAATTCATGCTAAAATGTAACGTGCGATTTTTCCCACCAAGTTTTACGGTGTAAAATCCCCTTTTTCTGTTTGCCATTATGTACCCCTTTTACGTTATTTTATTAATTCGTTGTCTTGTTGATTGCACCGGTCAAAGTAAGTGAACCCGAATATGAAACGGGACTTTCCATTTCCGCTGAAATTTCAACACTTGACAAAAACGCGTCGGCGGAATAAACCGCGTCGCCCGTTTCTTCAGTTCCAAATGAAACGTCAAGTTTTGTGCGCGCCAATAAGAAATCCGCAAGGTCAATCGCGTTCTTTGGTGTTGGTGAACCCGCTTCATCGTAAACAACTAAACCGTCAAATGAAATTTCCCCGGAAATAACACCGGCAATCACTTCTTGAAATCCTGCCGAATCTTTTGTTGTTGCTTCCGGCAAATCGTTTGAAAGTGAAATCGAACAAGATGTTGTGTGTCCAACTTTTGCAAGTGTACCGCCGTTCGTGTCAAGTTTCACAATTAGGTCGGTTCCGTTAAAAACTCCTGATGTTGCCATGGTTAAATGATATTAAATTTTATACAAATATACGTTTTTTAAATTTGTCAAACTTCATTCCAATTGATGTCAATTTGATTCCAAATACCAAGGGCGGCGTTCCAAACTTCGCCGTCGGTTTCATCAATAATTGAAAACAATCCGGTGATTGAAATTTCAATGTCAAAGGTTGTTGCGACTTCAGAGTCCGCAACTTGTTCAACGCTTGTCAAAAATCCTTCGCCTTGAAAAACCAAACCGTCCGCCCCGGTCGATTGTGTAAAAAAGAATTCAGCACGTTGGCGCGTCAACACCATGTCCGCAAGTTCTTCAAAGTTTACCGCGTCGTCATAGTTTACCAAACCCGACGCCGAAACACTTCCGGAACGAACGCCCGCAAGGACTTCTTGAAACCCTTCTGATTCCTTTGTTGTGCTTGTTGGCAAATCAACGTTCAAAGATACCGCCGTTTCGGTTGTGTGACCGATTGCAACGTCGTCTTTATACAACAAAAAAGTTGTTCCGTTTATTATACCCACTTTACAAAGTTTTTTTCAAGGCGTCAACAAACGCGTTTTTCCCGAATTCAAGTTGTTCTAAATTGAATTTTGAATTTACGATTTTGCGGTCTAAATCCGCAATGTGATTGACAATTGCCTTTTGTTCGTCTGTTAAATCTTCAAAAAAGTATTCTTTTCCGTCGATTTCAATGGGGGTCTTTTTTTCTTTTCCCATGATTTTAGAATTTAAAAATTAGTATTAAGATATTTGCAAGTCAACATGTGTTGGGTTTGCAATGCTTTCAAGTTGCGAATCAAGTCCGGATTTCAACGAATCAACGTCAAGGATTGATTCAAGCCACCCTTCAACGTCCGCTTTTGTAAGTGAATCAAATGAAATGAATGAATCCGATTCCGGCGCGTCAAGTCCGCATGAACCGTAAACGTCAACAACGTTTTCGTTTTCGTCGGTTGCTTGTAAACGCCAATGTATTGTTTCAACAACATTTTGCATGCCGTCATTTTCGATTTTTGCATGTAGGTTGCCAACAACCCAATTATAAGTATTTGCCATTTTTTATGAATTTATTTGTGATTTTAAAGTTTCGATTTCGGCTTTCAATTCTTGAATTGCTTTTATCAAAAAAGGTGCGAAATCTGAATAATTGATTCCCTCGGGTTGTGGTTCGTCAAACCCTTCAATTTCTTTTTTGAATACTACTTCGGGAATGATTCCAATAACTTCTTCAGCAATTAAACCCGTTGTTTCTTGTTCGGTTTCAATGTCTTTGTATCTGACCGCACGCAATGAATTCACTTTGTCAAGTGTGTTTTCCAAATCAACAATTTCGGTTTTGTATCTTTCGGACGATGTGTTGTAAAACATTTCTTTGGAAGTCGTGTCATACCTGACGTCGGATTGTGTTGCTGAACTTCCAAGCAAATTGTAAAAATGTATGCGTCCCGCGCTTGTAATGCGCATTCGTTCTGTGCTTCCACCTGTTGCAAAGACAAAGTTGTTTACAGATTGTATACCAAAATCATTTGCATTTCCGCCTGATGCTACACCATTTCCCGAACCAACAAAACCGAAATTG